GATTAGCCAAAGACAACAAGCTTGACTTCATTGAAGTCATTGAGTTTGCGTATGCACCATCAAAGTAACACTTGGTAGCGTCAGCCACGGTGTTTGCAGAGATATCGGCAACAGCTCCACCGCGAGTGGCAGACAAAGTAATCTTGGAGGTTTCAACGTTGATGGCAGTGACATAGTAGTATGTCAAAGCAGCAGCGGTACCCTTCAAGCCTACTTTTTGGCCCAGGTTGAAACGCTCAATGCGATCAACACCAAGTACCCCACCTGCCGTGCCGTCTACATTGGCGGTAGCGAAGTGACTTCCGTTTGTCATGTTCAGACAAACTGCCATCTTCATGTAGTCCATGAAATCGTCAATGGCGTCAGGGAGAATTTTCAGAAAGTTCTTTTCCGAAACCCTGCCGTGCTCCATTAGGTCCCTGTGCTCAAAACTAAGACTGGCCCAAATTTCTGGTTGAGTGGTGATCTCTCCGCGCACATATGCGTCCTTAGAAATATCTGAGGATGCTGTAAGTCCACCAAACGCGACGCTGGAAGCTTGCGCGCCCTTAAAAGGCACGATCAATGGACCGCCGATCCACTCATCATCCTTTTCCACTTTCTCCAAAATATATGTTCTCTTAATCAACTCTTCTTTCAGAAGGGAATAATTAAGGTGATCATTTAACATCGCTTGAAAATCGCGATTTGTTGCCATGGTTACCCTCGTATTTCGTTAAAATTTGTTATTGGAATATGCCTTTAAGACATTTCCTTGGCCATTCGCCTCAGGTCATCAATACTTGTCGCTAGCTTCTTCGTCGGAGACGAGTTTCTGCTTCCAATGTTAGGAATCACTGGCGGGTTAGGGCTTCCGGCCCCAGGTCCTGGATTCTGTGGGGCGCCACCTGCCTGCGCCTGTCCGGGTGCAGGGGCTGCTGGCCCTAAAATCCTCAGTGCTTCTTGTACGGCTTGGTCGGCAGTGACAGGTTTTCCGCCCATCCTCTCCATGAAGTCCGCTTGCTGACATACGAAATTCCAAAACGCATCAGGAGTTGCCATCCTGGCATTGTAGGAATCCGCTACTGACTGTACTTCCGGCCTTGCGAGCGCGGTTTGCAAAGACAGAGATTGCGCCTGCTGCTGTCCTTGCTGTGCACTCTGGCTCAGGCTTGCGACCTGTTCCTGGAGTGTATAATTCTGCTTTCGCAACTTCTGTTCATTTTCATAAACAGCGCGTTGCTCGGCAGACAATTCTTGTAATTGTAGCTCCTTCAACATCCATTGCGCAACTGCTTCTTTTTTGACCCCAGTTGCTTCAAAGAAACTATCCAAATCCCCTGCATCTCGGTATTGGACAACCTTGTTGATGGTGTTCTTCATTCCAGAATATTCTGGGAGAACTTGCTGAAGCTGTTGCTCCAGTTTGGTGCTTGTGCCCTTGAGCTTGTCGAACCCGTAAACTTTCTCGTGGAGCTCCCGAATAGCCTTCTCGTGCTCCTGGTTTTTGACCGAGGGTCTCAACCAATCAGGGATTTCTTTCTCTTCGCCCCCGGCCTTGTACTTAAAGTTCGGTTGCCAGGTGGGGGTTGTAGGCTGCCCTTCTCCCTCGGACCCTGCTGACTCTGTGCCTTCTGTCTGCGGGGTTTCTGTTGATTCTGCTTCTGGTGCTGTCTCTGTAGCTGTTGAACCTTCTTCTAACGGCATTCTACTCTGCTCCTCCATAGTTTGAAAACGATCGACCCATACCCGCTTGCTGTACCCCTTCTCCAGGGTTAGAAAGTGGGCCAGGTCCTGCCATTTGTCCGATTTCGGACAAGGTGCCTTCATCAATATTTTCTAGCTCAGCCAAGGAGGTCCCTTGGGAGTCGAGTTTTTTGATCAACCACACTAGGGCATCGTATGGAATACGTGCGCGTCTAGTGACTCCTGGCTTATTCACATCCGAAACATAAAAATCGGCAGCCACTAAAAAGCCCGAAGTTGGGATATACCCAGCCTGCGCTGCCTGAAGTTTAGCCTGGATATCTGCCTGCATCTTCTCCAGCTCCTCTAGCTTCTTCTGATAGTTCTGTTGAACAGGCTGAGGAAGTTGGTTGAAGTCGCTTTGCTTGGTCCTGTGGGTCAGTCTCTTAATGAGATACGGGATGGTTTCCCCGTTCCGAGTCTGGGGATACTGACCTCGGTCCAGCGCCAGGATATCGTTGACTGCATTCTCGTAATCAATGGTCAGGTCATTGAAAGCTTCGTCGTCGTTGACGAAAGGCATAGCTTTCAACACTCTTCCGATTGCATCCTTACCCAGGTCCTTGCCGACGTACTGAATTACGGAATTCATGGCCAATTGCTTGCCCAATTTCGTTTCAATATCGTCGCCCTGTGGCTCGAGCTTAATCATGTAGCAAAGTTTATTTGAGTTTTTGAACTCAGAAATGTTGATGTACTCGCGTCTTCCGACTGCGGCCACCATCATATCTTCCGTATAGTACTGTCTCGCCAGATCCAAGGCAGTTTCACAGATCGAGATTAAAAACTCCTCGAACTTGATACCGTAGAGAGAAAACTTTTTCTTATTCCGAATGGAGCGGTAAAGAAGAGTATACGGGTCCATCTGGGCTTTGGTCTCTTCAGCATCTTCAAAGACGTTTGAGACTTTATACATCTCATCGATTTGAGATGTCATATAACCCAGGTACTGTTCTCCACTGCGTCCTGCCAGAACTCCAGGAGCGGCGCCAGAGTATTGGATACCCCTGACGCCGGATAGAGTGCCACCATGAGTCAGTTTAGTTCCTGATTGAATTAAAAGTTTGTCGTCCCCTAAAGTAACTTGATGCTCGGCAATTTTTGAACCTGCTCTGTTTACTTCTGCTTGGTAGGGTCTCAGAACCTTGATGATGCTACGTGCCCGAGGAGAGGTTGCGGCATCGTCAAACCCGACATAGTGTATTGGGAATATTCCGAAGGGCAATTCCCCTTCGAATAGTATCCCTGCTTCAGTCGTAATGTAATAATACCCCTTTGGGTACTCAGAACATGATCTAAAGTAGTATTCCCTCACCATGCATTGGTTCTTGGGCTGCGAATATTTACCCGAGGTGCCGTCAAAAACGGTGAAGGTATCTTGGCTAGACTCCTGGATGAACTTTAACTTCTCTTCGTCATCTCCCACCATGGCTTTAAGGTCTTTGATATCCACCATTTTTCTCAAAATGATGACTGAGGACTCATCCATGGACTTGGCACTTGTATGCCGGATCACATTGAACGCATGAAAGCGCTCAAATTTGATGGCCCCGCTGAAAGCGGGCCTTTTGCTGGGGACCATTTGCCCCATTTCATCCATAACGGGGAGAACATTCCCGCTTTCATCCTTTACGGGCTCACCTCGTTCGTCTCTTTGGACTTCGGCCTCATAGCCAACGAGCTCGCCGCCGCGCGGATCCCAAAAAACCTTAACAAAGCATTCCCCAATGTCGATGAAGTCTTTTACCCACTCGCGAACGCGCTTGTTGAGCTTCTCTTTGTTCTTTAAATCCTGCCAAACTGAGTGCGCAAGCTCTGCGGCCTTCTGGTCCTGGAGCTCATTTTCATTTTGGGGTGAAATTCCTACACCAGGAGCGTGTGCCCCGATGTTATTGGCGTAGGTTTTCGTAATTTTTTGAATGTGGTTCTTGGTGAGGCGAATTTTCGCCTCATTTGAAATCTGTTTTGAGTCGCGAATGCGCCCCCAGAACCTTGAATTTTTACTTGTGTAATGGTCACCAGAAACTAAGCGAACATTGGAACGTTGTTCGGCAAAAAGCTCAGAATCTGCGGATTCCCCCTCAGTATAGAGCCTATTCAGGTCCGCTATTTTCTTCATTTAGCCCATCTCCTGCCTTGGAGTCGATCAAATCCCCCGATTCAATGGCTTTTTCATAAGCCAAGGGGTCCTCAATCTCCATTTGCGCAAGTTGTTCATCCCTGTGCGCAAGCTCTTCTTTTAGTAAAGTTTCCGCCGAAACCACTTCTTGGAATTTCGGATCGTCAAATGAAACAGAACCAAAATGATGCGGTTCCGCATTTTTGAAGGAGACTTCGATAGCCCCCCATTTAAAACGCGCTACATTTGATTCTGCACATGTCTTAATAATAGCACAAACTGTTTCGCCGTTAATTTTCATTTGAGTATTTAACTTTCCATTAACTCTTGCCAAGCGTCAAGCTCTTCCTCAGGATCAAAAGCCGACAATTGTTCCTCCAGTTGCTGGGGACTTTCCCCGCGCCTCATCTCATCGTCAGAGATGTGACGAAATTCAGGCTCAAGGGCCAAGGGCTTTCCTGTGATGGCCTCCCAGTCCCAGGGGATGCGGGTAATGGCATAGCGGCAGGCATCCAAAAAATCGTCCTTAGCCTTCTTTTTGTCGGTGTCCTTCTTCAGGCTGAGTAGCTCTGTCACCAGGGGCTTTAATTCTGGAATGTCGTCAATCTCGAGCATCTGGTTTTTAAACAAAACGTTGATAAACTGCTCCCCAATGTCGTGAGACTTTTCCGCAGGTAAAAAACTCTCCCCAATTCTTGACGCGATAGTCCAAAAGTCCTTAGCCTGCCAATCGTAAAATTGGCCAGTCATCTGCATCTTTCCCCGAAGCTCCATGTACTTCTGCAGGATATCGCCACTGGTGGTGAGAATACCGTCCATGCGGATCCCTTTGAAGACTCTGGCTTTCCTAAAGTCAGGGCGAACGGCTACAAAAGCGATAGCTGCTGGGTGGGCCTCTTTGCCTCCAGAGCCTATATCTACACCCCCGTAGATGAGCCACCCAGGCGGGATTGGAGTGATCTCCCGATTTAGGTTCCTAGATTTGGAGAAAGACCCGTACTTGAGGTTTCCGTCCACCACAAAGCGCCCGTTTACCCGGCGCTGGACCTCAGCATCTGATTTACACGAGTTTTTGGCCCTCTCAATACGCTCCAGGGTCCAGTGGGACTGGGTTCCGTCCATGTAATTGAGACACTGGTACATGGATACCTGGCGTTTAAACGCCCCCTTGAACATTTCGTCCTTGGTACCAATCTCCTCCATGGTGCAGCGCCACATTTCCTGTCCAAGGGTGGCGGTGAACACCATGTGAAAGTACCCGTCGGTCGCCAGGATACGGGAATTCAGCTCTGAAAATAGCTCTTCTGGCAGCTCCTCATCGCAGAAAATTGCGTCAACAGTACCCGTTTGCAAATCCTGCACGTCCTGGCCGTAGGTCTTGAAGTAGATAGAAACGCCAGAGTTGAAGTGAATAGCGAAAATGGACTTGTTTTTGTACTCATGCCTCCACCCATAGGTAGGGTGGTCCTTGTATCTGCCCCTGGGCAAGAAATGAGGCACCCATTTCTTTTCGTATTCAATCGTTGCTGTTGAAGCGTTGGGGTACAAGTACCAAAACTGCAAGGGTTGCGATCGCCAGAGGGTTGGCCATTTGGACTTATCTGTAGCCCAGTCGATAGCTTTTCTAATTTGTGTGGAACTTTTGCTGATTTGATTAGCTGCGCATAAAAAGTTGTAGTGGTTGGTGCTCTGAAAGAAGTCCCAGGCCCATTTATACCAATTCCAGCCGTATAAATGCGGCAAGCCATTGATGAGTTCTAGCTTTTTTTCGAGTAATTTTTGTTTTTCGAGCTTAAGTCGTAGCTCGTCAACGCTTCCCTGCGCTGCTATCGTCACTCACAACCTCGGCATCTATTATATTAGTTTCTTTTTTAATTGTAGCCGACGAACTGAGTTGTGACAAACTATCCTCAAGCTCTTTAATCCGCTTGTCCACATCTTCCGTTTTCACTGCGCCCTGGTCCTTGGGCGCTTGTGCATTTACATTCACGTTGAGGTTTTTCGTGGTCTGTACCACTGCGCCCTTGACCCTGGTATCCAGGAGCTTAACAATTTCCACCTTAACCTGTGCTGCCTTTTGATCAATTGCACCAGAGATGT